AATTGGCGTCGCCGTAGTCAACTGACTTCAAATAGCAACCATAAATTTCCCAAGTTTCAAGAACTGTAGGAGTATCTGTACCGTTGCCGCCATCTAATACTTCAAATACTGTGGTAAACTTATAGTCAATACCACTTGCTGCACTGGCTTGTTCTAAGAAATCTAATTGCTTCTGAAGCTGTTCACCAACTAACTTACTTACGTTGCCGCCAGCATCATCACGCAAGTTGCAAGTAACATCAGTCCAAGTATGCTTACCAACTAGTTTGATTGTACTATTATAAATTGGCACATCAATTTGTGCAAATTCAACAGTTGGACGTTTGAAGTCAATGACTTGCTTTGTCAATTCTGTTGTTGGTTGACTTACGCCAAAATTCAAAAAAGTAACGCGAAAGCGATACTTTAATTTTGGCATTAACAAACCCTGAACTGAACTACTTTGGTCACTTGCCAAAGGCACTGTCATTCTACTTAATGATGATACGGCCATTTTAATGTCTCCTATATGCTGTTATTTATGGTATCTCTGTTCCCGACTTAAACCGTGGTTGCGTTAGCAATAGTACCGGTGTTCTGGATACGCACTGGAATGTAGATAAACTCAACAGCTTTCACTGGCTCAATAGCAATATCAACATAAAGTTCGTTACGATCAATTGTAGTAGGTGTATTATTACTCAAATCGCAAACTACTAGGTAGTCATAGATACCACGTTTAGCTACAAGATCAATCATCAAACTTGTGCAAGCACTTTGGATGGAATCACGAGTAATTTGATCGTTTGGCTCAAACAGGTACTGTTTGGCAATCTCGTTCAAACGTCCACGTAAAAATGCTACCAGGCGTGCCACGTTGATACGATCTAACGCACTAGTTATACTAGTTGTTGTTTTGTTACCAAAGTTAGTAATACCCACACCCGGAATAAAGGTGATTGGATTTACACGATTTGTATATAATACATCACGCAAGCCTTGATTTACACCCAATGTGGTAAACTCGCCAGTGATAGCATTGACATACCCAATTTGGGCAGCATTGTCAACAACGCCACGCCGTGTACCAGCAGGTGCTAACCATGGATAAGCTACTTCATCACTGCGAATAATTGTACGAACCATCATATGACTTGGAGGCTGTACCACTGGATTACCTGATAAATCTGTTGTCTGGCAACTTGGGTAGAATGCACCAGCATAAGCATCTCCAACCAACAAGCCGTCTTGTGTTGCTAAACCCAGACCACTGTTATTGGTTGCCCAGGTTACAATCTCTTGTGGTGTCAAACGCAATGGTGTATCAACTACAGTAAACGCTGTATCGCCGCGTTCGTTGTTGAGTGCAACCATGTTAGGTGCTAATTCAGGATACTGTGGGCAGGCAATCAAGTTGAATTGATTATTCTCTTCACGGATCTGTGTGCTGGTGTCAATGCCAGCTTTAAGTGCTTCAACAATCAAGGCACGCTGAGCTTGACGACCCATGTATGGGCTACCATCGTTACGATTACCTGATGCTGTCACCCATGCATTAGTTTGTTCTGGTAATGTATCATCAGGGAAGGTAATTGAATTAAAATAGTCAACTTGGAATGATTTAACATTAAATCCTGAACGCCGTGTGTTAAACAACAAAGTTCCTTGTGGATATAGTGCAGGATCTGGAGCATCTAAGTCAGTATAGGAACTAACTAACAAACTAGTGATAGTTGGAATTGGATCTGTAATCGGATTGGTTGTACCATTAGGTGCCCACCGAGCATCTGCAAACAAAATACCATTACTGGTTGTTTGATCTGTGTTGTCGATTTGAACCCATTGTAAAACTCCACTGACATTGGTCCAGCGGCTGATTACTGGATAGTTTTCCAAGTCACTAGTGTCGATCCAAAGATCGCCAAACACTAATGGGCTAGAACTTTCATCAGTTTGTGTAGCAGGAGCCGTAGTACTAAAAATAGGACCGGCGGCATTGGTTAATGTTAAATTTTCACCACGAACGTCATTGGTGACCATTTGATAGCCAAACCATGCACCATTATTTTGAATCATGATATCAGCATTGTTGGTAGCGGCACTATAGTACCATAAACGACCGTCAGCTGGGTCTTGATCAGGTGCAGTATCACTAGCTGTATAGGTAAATGTTGGTGTAGTTACCCAGTTACTTAAAGCTAATACCCCAGTTGTTAATGCAGTACGGCAACCACGAACCGTGATATTAAACCCGGCATCAGTAACAGGAGTGCCTATCACATTAGTTAAAAGAATTACTCCGCCTTGACTGTGAGTAAAAACTAAATTCCCGGCACTGTTGACACTGGCACTTACATATGGTACATCAGCAGCACTAACAGCACTAACAAAATCAGCTATGGTACCTGTGCCGTCAATTGTGACTGTTACTGCGGTTGACAGAGTAGAGCTACCGGCTGCACTTGCACTAATGGTAAATGTATCGCCTACTGTAAATGGAGTTGCTATTGATGTGAATGCTAAATCTCCGGTGATTATGGTTGCACCGGTAGCATAACGTTCAAGAACTAAAAAGCCAGCTGTGATCGGAGTTGTTCCGTCATTGGGTGTTGGATCATACTCTGCATAGGTGGCGCCAGCGACAATGAATTGTCCACCACCGGATGGATCTAATCCGTAATTGGCTGCAGAATCATTATAGTACACTGGGCATGATTGCAATACAAATGTTCCAAGTGTGCTGTTGAATTTTTTAACTGATAAATTTGTTCCATTATCAACATTGTTGATCTTGAGCCATACAGATCCAGTGGGTTCTGGTTGAGTTTGTCCTACTGCCCAACGCGGAGCTTGATAACTATATCCGGCAAAATAATCTGGGGCTTCGTATGTTTTGGCAGTAATTCCCAATGTGGCCAAAGGAGTGCCTGTACCATTGCTGATACTGATTAGCCCTTCTCCGGCGGTACTTCCATCTGCTGTGGCTGTACTTTCAGCATATAAATTTAATTTTCCGCCAATTACCGCGGCGTAAACACCTGTGATCGCAGCTGTATTAATGGCTGTGGATAATCCTGTGACTGTGTTGTTAGGACTAACTGGAACTGTTACTGTGGTTCCGTTGATTATAACTGTGTTAGACGCGGTTAAACTGGTAGGAGCCGAGGTACCTTGTACTGTGGCCCAGGCTGTTTTCCAGTCATCACTACCAACTAAAACCCAGGTATTATACAAATCGCTTAATGCACTAGCACTAGTTTGTGAACTAGTAGGGCCGCCGCGTTTGTAGTAAATTGGATTGTAAATGTTAGTAGCGGTAACTGCATATCCACCGATACTACCAATGGTTTGTAATGGAACTGTACTACTTGGTTCTAAATCAGCTGTGTCAGTAATAACTGTGGGAATTTGATTGGTAAATGCTGCTGTGGTTTGATTCCACTGGAAAATTCCCCAGCGAGTACTGGCCGTATCTAACCAGTAGGTGTTGTTGGCAGGGTTACCTGTGGGACGTACCAAAGTAGCTGTAAGCTCGGCTAAGTCAATATCAACACGTTGAACGTAGCAACGGTTACTGATGCCCAAGGCACTGTAAGCAGCCAATAACCCGTATTCATTAAGCTCGTATCCATTGATCGGTGTGCCAGCTGTGGTTTGATAAAAGAACGGAACACCATATGTGGCGGCCAAATCACGCTGACTGGTAATTAAATAGACTCGATTAGCATTGGCAGTTAATGTGCCAGCTGCAATTCCCACACCTGCTCCTGAGATCTTATTAGACGCTGTGGCTAACAAAATATATGGAACCGAATTGGTTGCGGCAGGAATATATTGACTTTGGTCAATGATTGTAACTTCTACGCCTGGGGATACTAATGCCATGGTTTAATCCTTTTTATCTAATATGAATATTTAGCGGATCTGGCAAAAAGATGGTAAGTATTAATACCTTTGTAAAGGTTTAAGGAGATTCTGATGGATGATTATGCTGGATTTATCTACGAATGGACAAATAAAGTTAATAAGAAAAAGTATATTGGCGCACACACTGGGTCGGTTGATGACGGATACATAGGTGGCGGATCAGCTTTTCGACAAGATTTAAAACAATACGGGTTAACTGGGTTTGAAAGAAAAATTATAGAATATATAACCGATGAGAAAAAAATTAAAGACAGAGAAAACTATTATTTAGACTTAGTAGATGCAGCCAATAATCCTGATTATTACAACAAAACAAACAAATCGTCTGGTTTAAGAAAAAGAAAAGTAGTTATTCAGTCTATTAGACCCACCTGTACCGCGTGTAACCAGCGACCAGCCGCAATAAACTATACTCGAGATAGTGTTACACACTACCGAAGTAGATGTAGTATTTGTATTAGTAAAAAGCGAAGGAGTAAGCTGCCGGCTCCTAGATGGGAAACAGCTGGGTATAAGAAAAAAACCACATGCGATCGATGTGGTTTTCGTAGTAAGTATTCAGCGCAAATGCTAGTTTATCACGTAGACAGTAATCTAAATAATAGTAATCTACGCAACCTAAAAACTATTTGTTTAAATTGTGTAGTTGATATCAAACGGGCTGATCTACCTTGGCGGGCTGGTGATTTACAACCAGATTTTTAACTTGGCGGAATAGGTTATCCATACCGTCTTCATTGTTATCGATCACTGCATCAAAGTCAGTACCAATCCAGGCGGTTTCGCTAGCATGTATTTTATATGTTTCTAGTTCATTTTTACTCAGGCGCCATTTGGTGTTGCGAGTAGGGCCTTGATTTACAGTTCGAGCCAGCTCGTACCATACAGGTTCTGGGCCACGGACCACACGGATTACAATACCGCCAGCACGTTTAATTGCTAGAATTTCATTAGGAAAACGGCAATCAGAAATAACAACATCATCATGTGTTTTGCGTAGTTTATTTTCTAAGCTGGCGATCCAGATATCGTCATGATAGGATTTACGGGCCACTTCGGTGCCCCAAACCTGTAGCACCAACCGTGGTGTTACGGTCATGCCTAATCTCTCGGTCCACCAGGAATCTACTTGCTCACGCCACTCTCTACTCTCACGAGTGCGTCCTTCTAACATGTCTCTATTCCATCCAAACACTGCGGACACTGCATCTTTTAATGTATGAGCAAATGACTCTCTGCGGAATTGATGTATATTTTGAAGATAATCAGCAATGGTATCTTTACCCGATCCTGCAAATCCACAAATTCCAATGATCATTTAAGAACCTTTACATTTAAGTGTTTAAGAGTGGCTTGAAGCATATCAATTTGGCGGCGGCAGTCTTCAAGAGCATGATGTGATGTAGGCGGACGAGGGCAGTCAGGCCACAAACTATATACTGTTCTAGCATCTCGCACATTGTAAAACTGCCATGGTAATGCTTTTCCGTAGCTTTTATATGCTGTTCGAGAATATTCATATCATAGCATATTCCATTTGCCCAGATAAATTTATGTTGCCATGCAAGTTTGTATAGACTGTCAAGTGCTTGTTCTAATGGAATACGGTTGTCTTCCATAAAGGCTTCGGCCTGTGCTTCAGGTTGAGTTGCCCACCAGTCTATGGTATCTTGCTGTATGTTACGATCTGGTTGGCTTTCTAATGTGATACGAGCATAATAGCAACGATCATAATAGCCTGTACCAAATGGGTCAAAGCTCTGGGCGGCGATGGTTAAAATGGTCGCATCAGGACCTGTTCCTAACCCCTCCAAATCAATCATTAAGGATGTGCTCATGATGTATTATAGCATGGGTAAAACTAAAAGTCTATTGTGTGTTTACCAATCTAGCCGATAACAAAGGTAATAGGAGCCGAACCATCCACATAATTCTTCAAGTCTTCGATTCCTTGTTGCATCATAGCCATGCCCTCGGCTTTCATGGCTGTACCATTTAGGCTGGTACCCGATTGTGGGCCGGCAATTGTGGCAAATTTTTCACGGGCTTCACCAATAATTAATTTACAGTTGCCAACAAAATAATTACGGATCCATTGTTGAATTTGGAAATCACTGAGTAAGTTTACTTCTGGTTTTAAGTTGTAGGTCCACAGTAATACATTTTCTCCAGTACCTTTAGGATCACGCATGAGTTGTAATTTTTTAGTTACAGAATTCCATGAATAATTCATATAGGCTCCAAACATGCGACCAGCCAGCTCAACATACTGTGCATAAAAATCATAGGTAGCAAGTCCGCCGGCTACATTAAAATTCATTAGATACACGTTCATACTTGCCTGACTAAATGGATCAAAGTTACTGGCAAAAGGGCCAGTTGAGTCGCCAAATGTTCTGCGGAAAATTTGTCTAACTGTTATAACTTCCTGGGGCAAGGTGTAGATATTAACATTGGACACCAACTCCATAAAGGTGTATGATTCTTCATAGGCATTCTGTGCCCTCTGGCGGTAAGTGCCAATGGTGTTGCGGTAAGCGGCTTCAAAATGCTCAGCATCTAGCTCAATGTCAATAATCTGATCGCCTAGTTGCAAGCGAGCATATTCAATAAGATTTTGTTTTAGTGTTTCGAGTGTAGATTCTGCTTCGGCCATAGTATAGAGAACTCCGTTCCCTTGTATTTACCAGGCTTTCAGTATGATTAGATTCTCGTTGCCGCGGCCTGTAAACTTGGTCTCGGTAGCTTTAATTGCTTCAAATTCCTTGCGGGCAACGGGTTTACTGCCCATTACTAGCTTAATTTGTTCTGCGGGCTTGCGGAGTGTTTTTTGTACTGTTGCCAGTGCATCAAAGCCCACAATAGCACTACCCTTAACTGTAAAGGTTCCAATGTGACTGTCGGCCATGACATGGACGAGTTTACGTTTGGCTGTATCATATAACCATGCTTCACTAGCGCCTACTAGTCGGGTAACTGCTTCGGATTTAAGTCCAAGCTCTTCAAATTCTTTAAGGAATTTAAATTTACGAGTTAATTTTTCTGGGCTTACTGCTTTCTTGGCACGAGGTTTGCGTTCAACTTTTTTCAGTTGAACATAGCTGTTACAATCATTGATCACAGTTTCGCAGAACTTGACACATTGCTTTAATTGATTTTTATTAAGGTGGCTATAACCTTCAACTAAGTCGGTATCCTCGCCTTCGAGTACTTCGTTAAATTCAGCCAGGCGTAATTCCCAAACTGCCGATACTGTGCCTGTCATATTAGGACTAATGTTTAGGCCGCGCATGAGTTTGATTGGACTAAAGTCTGCCGACATCTTGGCACCTGCAACAACAAAGTCATCAAACATTCCTTCTAATTCGCCACAACATTCACTTACTTTTTCACGCAGGTGGTCTTGGATAGTTAGTTTTTGAACCGCTGTGTCATCGTCTTTTTCTTCCTGTGACTTGCGAACTTCTTGTTTTGATTTGAGCATTTCACTAATTTGCTCGTCAATAACACATTGCTCATGTTCAAGTAATTCCAGGCCCACCA